GGTGCGGGGGGCATGGTGGCTCCTTGGGTTGGGGGGCCGCGCGCTAGATCGCGCGGCCGGTCAGGGCTCGACGAGCTCGGCGTCGGGGAAGGCGCGGCGAGCGGCCCGGGTGGCGTCGGAGCGGGACCCGTGGCTTTCTCCGGTGGCGACGGTCTCGTGGTTACGGGCCACCGCCCGCCAGCGCCAGGCGCCGGCGGCGTCCTTGAAGACCTGCACCGTGGTGTCGCTCATCGGCGTTCCTCCCATCCGAGCCTGCGGCCAAGCCACTGGCCGGCGAACCAGCCGGCCACGGCGGCGGGGATCATGACGGCGGCGTAGAGCACGACCTCGCCCCTCCTGCTCATCCGTGAGTCCACGCCGACCACGCAGCCACCTTTCCGGGACCCGCCGAGGGATCAACGGGGAACGAGGAACCACCGAGGCGGTTCAGCAGCGGCGTGACGAAGCGGTCATCGCCCGTCGCCGGACAGCCGTGGCCATAGAGCCACGCCGCCGCTCTGACTAGAGCGTTGGACCCTGCCCGAAAACTGACGGCCCCAGCGCGGTCCAAAATCACCGCCGCCGTCACCTCGCCTTGGAGACCACCGAATGGGTAGTTGCCGCATGGCGGTGGCCAAGCGAACTCGCCCGTGCGGCGCTGGTCCTCGGGGATGACCCCGCTCACGTCCTGGCCACCGATGGTTGCCCCGGGGCGGTTGATCCCGGCCTTGTCGGCCGGGTCGGCGTGCCAGCTGGTGTCGGTGTACTGCAGCCGCTCAGGGCTCACCGCCTCGCCGGCGTACTCCCGGTGCGCTCGGCCCATCTCGGCGAGCAGCGCGCCGTCGTCGAGGAAGGCGGCCGCGGCCGACACCGCGGCCCGGGCCATGGCGCCCCAGTTGTTGGCCGAGCGCTGCGCCGTCTCCAGGAGGTTGCCCCCGCCGGAGTGGCCCTGCAGCGGGCGGGTGAGCACGGACCGCAGCCACGGCTCGTCGATGGCGCAGCCGGTGAGGTCGGCGGCGATGACGTAGCCGGGGAGGGATCGGCCGAGCTCGAGCGCCCGGGACAGGCCGGCGCCGGGCAGGGACTCGACGGTGGCGCACACGCGCGACCGCAGGGCCCCGTCGTCGGTGCGGGCGGCCACGAGGGCGGCGGCCATGGTGTCGACGTCATGCGTGCTGTCGTTCGAGGACAGCACGGCCTGGCCACCAGGCCAGCCGGATGCGGCCGAGCGCACCTGGTCCCACGCCGGGCCGCTGGTGGGCAGGGCGTTCAGCTCGGACTCGCTCAGCCAGAGCCCGCCGGCGGCCGTGCCGGGCTTGGCGCAGGACGCCAGCACCAGGCTCAGCGCGGCGACCGCAAGCCCGAGGCCACGAAGGCGATGGCGCCGAGGACGCCGGCGGCCAGCACCCAGAGGGCGTCGGGCACGATGGCCCCGGCCCGGGCCAGGCTCACCGCTCCCCACAGGAGGATCCCCTCGAGGACCACCAGGGCGAGGGCGACGAGGCTCACCCAGAACAGCCGGGCGCGCTCCACCATTGAGGGCTCCTCGCATGGGACCTCCTCGTAGGACGGTCGGACGAAGGCCCAGGTCGTCGGGAGGCACCGACATACCCGGCAACCCGTTTGCGGGCCAGGAAGGGGCCTTCTCGGAGCTGTTAGGGCTGAGCGGTACTCAGGCGGCGCTCAGTTGTCGACCCGTGAATCGCGGTTGCAATCAAAGCCCGGGGTCACGTCGATCGGCTGCACACCCTGCTCGGCGGCGTCGGGGCTCTGGTTGATCAGGTCGTTGATGGTGTCCTGCACCACGCACCGGGTGTTCTGGTCGACGGTGCGGATGAGGTCGGCGTCCCGGGCCCGGGCGGCCTTGAAGCAGTCACCCTCGGGTTCGACGCAGTCGGCGGTGGCCTCGTTGGTCTGTCGCGTGTCCTGGCTGATGTCCCGGTTGCCGAGGGCGAGCCACACGAGGGTGGAGAGCAGGGCGAAGCCGATGAGCGTCCCGGTGATGAAGGCCCCGAAGAACCGCCGGCGCCAGGTCTGCTCGGTGGCGAGGGCTGAGCCCACGGTGCCGAGAACGGTCGAGAGCGCGGTGACCTGCTCGGTCAGGGCGAGTACCTGTAACTCGGCGTCCACGGCGCGGCCGGCAGCGGCAGACTCGACCACCTCGGCGGACTGGACGACCTTGGAGGCAAGTTCGGAGGCGGTGACGACGGCTCGGGCCTCGGTCGCCTCGGCATGAGCCTGGGTGTGCTCGGTGTGCTCGGGTGAGGCGGAGGAGGGGTCGGCCTCCTCAGGTGTGACGTCGTCGCTCATTGGTCCTCATCGTCTCGGCCAGCTTGGCCAGCTCGGTCCGCAGGAGCCGACCCTGCTCGACGGCGTCCTCGACGGCCTTGAGGGAGTCCTTGTGGTGCTCTTCCCGCTGCCACCACCGGAGCTTCATTGCTCCCTCCGCCACCGGTCGGCGTCCTGGCCGTGCTGGATGTCGCGCAGCAGGGCGGCAACCTCGGCGATGAGCCGGTTCGACTCGGTGAGCGCAGGCAGCACGAGGTTGACGAGGCGCTGGTTCTCGGCGTGACTGGCCCGTAGCTCCTCCCGGCACTGGCTGAAGATAAAGCCGGGGACAAATTTGCCCAGCAGCACCAGCAAGAGGAACAGACCGAAGGGACCGGTGACGCGGACGATCTCGACCCAGTTGAACGGGTCGACCGCCGCCACCATTACGAGCGGGTCGGCGGCGCCGAAGAGCACTACCCGGGGACCGTGGTGCAGTCCGGCGGTGCAGCCCCCAGAGCGGAGAGCACGTCGCAGATGCGCTTGGTGTTGAGCCGTTGACGGGCACCATTGGCGGTCTGGGGCTGCTCGGAGGGGTCGTAGAACGCAATCACCTCGGGGTCGAGGCAGTTGCGTTCGACCTCGAGCCCGATGCCGAGCTGCATCCGACAGATGGCCGCCCGGTTCTTTAGGATGGTCATGTTGTTGCGGTCCTGCTGGTCGAGCAGGCCAAGCACCAGCACGATGATGAGAGCCAGCACTGCCGTCTGGATGGTGATGACGGCGGCGAGGATCTTTTCAGTCGGCGTCACCGGGGTCAGGTCCGATGCACCTGGGAACTGATGCGCTCGAGCAGCCGGCGCCCAGGGGTGTTGCGGCCGACGCCGTGGTGGTCGGCGAGGATGTCCCGTCCGTCGCTCACCAGGTCGTCGAACAGGCCGGTGACCAGCATGTCGAGCCGGTCGAGCTTGGTCTCAACGGCCGCGGTCCGCTTGGCCTGTTCCACGGCCAGGCGCCGGGCCTCGACGGCCTGCTCCTGGGCGGACTGCAGTAGCTGGTGTTCGTCTCCGGTCAAGTCGAGGTACTCCGTTTCGCCGGGGCGGGGGGGGATGTGGACGGGGGCCGAACCGGACAATTGCACGTGCCACTCTTCTTTTTGCACGGTGCGCACGAGCCCGTGGTCGTTGCACACCTGCTCGAGGAGCGCCCACTCCGGGTGCCGGGGCCCCTTGCGGTTGGGGATGTAGCCGCCGGGGGGGTTGCCCCCGTGGCGCCCCAGGTCGGTGGCGTGGCAGAAGGCGTCGCGCCATGGCGGCGCCCCGATCTCGTGCGGCGAGCGGCCGGGGATGGCGGCGAGGGGGCCTCGGCCGGCCAGGTAGTCGGCGTAGAGCCGCTTCTGCAGCTCGTTGCTGCGACAGGCCGACACCACGTACCACCGCCCACCGAGGCGGGGGTCGGCCAGTGCCGCCTCGACCCGTCGGCGGTGCTCGGGGTACACGGTGAGGGACAGCGCCATCAGACCACCAGCCCGACGGCCTGCAGGTCGTCGAGGAGCTGGTTGACGAGTTGCGTGAGGTTGATGGTGTGGACGCGCAGGTTCTCGTACGCCACCCGTAGCTGGTTCATCGCAGCCATGGCTCCGGTGAAGTCGATGAAGGCGTAGTCGCTCGTCTCGGCGTCGGGGGTCCAGTTCGGGCAGTTGCGGTCGGCCGAGACCTCGCCGGCGATGGAGGGCTGGTTGTAGGCGGCCGGGCGGCTCACGCCGACGTTGCCGTAGAAGCCGAGCAGCGAGCCCGTGTGCTCGAAGCGGTTCGACTGGCAGCGTCCGAGGATCTCCGTCACGTCGCCGAAGGCGCCGACCTTCATGCCGGCGTCGCCGGCGGTGCCCATGGTGACGCTCGCCAGGCTGGTCAGGAGGTATCCCCCGAGGCGCACCTGGGTGCTCTGGCCACTCCGGGCGAGGATCGTGTCCTGGCCCGTGATGGCGCCGGAGGCGGCGACGGCAGTGGCGCTGAGGTTGCTGCACCCGAGGTCGTTGGTGCTGACAGAGCCCGGACCGCCCCGCCAGATCTGGGCAACACCGCTGTCAGGGCTGAACTGGATGGCCGGTGCCCCGAGGGGCCCGGTGTCGCCGGTGAGGCGGACGGGTGCGCCCGGCGTCGTGGCAGCGGCACCGGCCCGGAAGTTCCCGTCGACGGTCATCGTGCCGGTGAAGGCGGGGCTGCCGTTGGTGGTGGGCACCGGCCCCCACCCGGTGTTGCCGGCGCCGGACTGCTTGACGTAGAGGCTGGTGTTCACGCCGCCGTCGGTGCGGCGGTAGATGACGCCGACGGGAGCGGTGACCGTGCCCTCGGGCGTGCCCACGCCGTAGAGGAGGGCCGCTCCCGCCAGCGGACGGTACGACCCGATGACCACCAGCGCCCCGGGTCCGGCCCGGAACAGGACCACCTTGTCGTTCACGACGGGGGCGTAAGACGCCAGGTAGGGAAGGCCGGCCACTGCCGTGTCCTCGCCGATCTTGGCGCTGAGGGTCGCTCCGGCGGCGTCCACCGCGGTGACCGTGCCGAAGTGGAGCTCGACGGTCGGTCGGTCCTGGCCCGTGGGCTGGGTCAGCTCGTTGGCCACCTCGGAGATGACGTCGGTCAAGGAGACCCTCCTCTCACAGCTCTCGGGCCCGGGCCGTCGCCTCGAGGACGCCGCTGCGCACGGGCACGGTGAGGGACTCGAGCGAGTACAGGGCGTCGGCCACCGGGGGCCGGGTGACGCGCACCACGTCGCCCACGTCATGAGCAGGGTTGACGACTGCGGAGAAGCGGACCCGCTCGAGCATCCCCTTCACCAGCAGCAGCCGGGCGTCGGCCGTCGCCTGGGCCTGGGCCTGGGCCGTGAAGAAGCTCGACGTCTGGAAGTAGGGCACCGGCCCGTAGGTCGAGGCCGTCGGGTTGGCCGGGTCGTAGTAGGTGGGCGAGGCCGAGTTGGTATCCCAGGCCTCGGCCCGCACCGTGATCTGGGCGTTCTCGCCCTCGACGATGACGCCGTTGTAGGTGTATTCCTCGTCGAGGCTCTTCTCGGCGTCGAGGAGGATGGCCTCCTCCCCGGCGATGTAGGTCCACACCGGAGGCTGGGTGGCCGGGTCGACGACCTGCCTCGTGGTGAGCACGCCCATCGGGTCGAAGAAGAGCTCCTGGCCGGCCGAATCGGCGAGGTCGATGAGGGCCTTGGCCGGGTCGTCGCCCTTGGCGAAGACGAGCAGGGGCGTGGTGCGCACGGTGGCGGCCAGGTTGAAGCTCAGGTTGGCCATGCGGCTGGTGGCGAGGGACTGGATGGCCGAGGCCACGTTGGTGTTGCTGGCGATGGTGTACGGCGTCCAGAAGCGGGCCCGCTGAATGGCCTTCATGCGGTCATAGCCCCGCACGCTGACCACCAGGCCGCCCTTGCGCAGGCTCACGCTGGGCTTGGAGATGCGGAACGTGCCGAGAGGGACGAGCTCGGGCCCGCCGGGCAACACGATGCCCCGCCACACCCGCAGCTCGGTGCCCCGGGGGGCGAGCAGGTCCCGGGCCGTGCGGGGGGTCAGGTCCCCCGTCTCGTCGACGAGGGTCAGGTCGACCGAGCGGCGGATGGCGTCGCCCCGGGCCACCTTGACCGAGCCGTCGACCACGACGGCGAGCACGGCCTTGACCTCGCCGCCCTGCAGCACCTCGACCCGCTGGGCCTTCTCGTGGCTCTGGGTGAGCGCCGCCTTGAAGGCGTCCGTGACGGGCCACATTGCTTACGGCTTGGCGGCGGCGAGGGCGGGGATCCGGTAGGACGCCCCGGCGGCGTCGGTGTCGGTGGACTGGCGGTCCTCCACCCGCACGTACCAGGAGTTGCCGGCCGGGGACTGGATCAACAGCGTCCGCTGCAGGGCCAGGAGGCGATCGAGGGCGACTCGGTGCACCGGGGTCGGCGTGGCGATGGTGAAGTCGTGGTCGGCCACCTGGAGGGGCTCGTGCTGCACGAGGGGGATGGTGCGCCCCGCCGGGCGGTGCACCTCCATGGGCTCAAGCTGGCGGGTGCTGTGGCCCACCACCAGTACCTCGGCCTCGTTGGCCACGTTGAGGGGGTCCCGCAGATACCACGCCCTGGCCTCGAAGGTGACGAGGGCGTCAGGGCTGATGGCCGAGGCCAGGTTGGGCTGCGTCGACGCCGCCCGGTAGCGCAGCGCCACCCCGAGGGGCATCTCCCGGTCGTAGAGGGTGACCCGCTGGTAGGCGTCGGGAACGACGGCCGAGCCGTTCCGCACGCTGCCGTAGCTGAGGCCGCCGTCGTCGGATCGCTCCACCCGGAAGGTCTGCGCCCCCGACAGGCCACCCCGGCTCCAGCCGGTGGCGGTGCCGGGACGCAGCGAGAACCGCCGAGCCCGATGGATCTCACCGGCAGCGGCGGTGCCGACCACCTCGTAGAGCAGCTGCGCCCGATCGGCGCTCACCGGGGCCCGGGCGCTCACCGTGGCGGTGTAGGCGGCGGCGTCGGAGATCCCGGTCCCGCTCGTCGTGCCCACCTGGGCGCCGGCGGCGTTGTAGAAGCGCAGCACGAGGCGGGTGATGCGGGCGGTGCCATGCACCGGGACGTCAGCCACCGCCGTGTAGGTGGCGTCGCCGCGCACCGGGAAGGCCGTGGTGTCGGCGGGGGTGCCCGCCCGCATGTCCCCGGCGGCCACCGAGGTGAGCTTCAGATAGGTCAGGCCGACGAGGACGTCGGTGGCGACGGTGGCGTTGGCGTCATTGGCCCAGCCCGTCACCCCGGTAGCCAGGTCGCCCTGGTTGGCGTTGAGCAGGCTGTCGGTGCCCTGGACGGTGAGACGCACCCGATCACAGCCGGTGTCGAGGTTGCGCTCGACCTGGGCGGACAGCATCGGCGTGGCCGGCGCCTCGAGGTCGATGACGGCGCCGGCGTAGACCCAGGCCGAGTACACGGGCCCGGACTTGCTGGCCTGGGCGTAGAACCGGTAGACCTCGCCCACCGTGAGGTCGACGCCGACCTGCAGCGAGCGCAGCCCGGCGTCGAAGATCTCGCCCGAGCTCCACACCGCGCTCGAGGTGGCCGGGTCGAAGGCAACGTCGTTGTACTGGGCCGGGCTGAACACCTTGTAATGCGCCGAGCGCTGGGGATCGGCGCCGGCGGAGAAGGTGTGGGCCATGACCGGGCGGGTGTCGAGGGTGTAGGGGTCGACCGGAGCGGTGACGACCACGGTGGGGGTCAGCCCAGCGGTGATGGAGAGCTCGGCGAAGTAGGGCGAGATGGCGCCGGCGGCGTCCTTGGTGGCCACCGACACCAGATACGTGGTGCCCCCCGTCCACTGGCCCGGCCCGAAGGTCTTCGAGCTCGCTGCGCCCGCGTTCCAGGTCTCGGCCCCCGCCCAGGTCTGGGAGGCCTCGCTCCACCACGAGTAGGCACCGGTGCCGATGCGCCGGCGCATGGCCCAGGAGCCCTGGAAGTCGAGGTAGTCCTGGTCGGAGAACTGCCAGGAGAAGGTGCCGCCGGCGGCAGCCAGGTCGAGCACCGTGCCCGAGGCCGGGCCCTTCGGGATCGGGGCGTTGGGCGTGTGGTTCGAAGCGGGCACCCGCTCGTAGCGCACGGCGTAGGGCGAGGCGCTGAGGTCCTGGTACAGGACATCGATCGAGGTGTGGCTGTGGCGCCGGCGCACGCTGAGGCGCCGGGTGGCCGACCCCGGGGAGGCCACGGCGATGGTCGTCCAGGCCCCCCACACGTTGCCGCCGACGCGGCTGAAGATGGCGTAGCGAGGGTCGTCGTTGGTGGCCGAGTAGACAGCGACGTAGCTGGACGCTAGCCATTCGTAGGTCACGCCCACGCCGAGGGGATCGCCGCCGGCGTAGCCGGTGGGCTGGCGGTCGACGATGGCCCCGCCGGTGTCCTGGTACTCCTTCACCCGGAGGTTGGCGGTCACGCCGTAGGCCACCATGGCGTTGGACCCGTCGAAGGCGACGGCGATGGCCTGGTTCACCACCGCCTCGTTGGACAGCTGCACGTCGGCGTCCCAGGTCCAGCCGGCGCCGCCGTAGACAAGTCGGCCCCGCTGCAATCGTGCGCCCCCCGAGCCGACGGGGTAGCCCCAGGCCACGTACAGGCTGTGGGTTCCGCCGGGCTGACCGGCGTCGATGACGGGCGCCACGTCCCAGCCCGAGACGGCGGCGATCAGGTCGAGCTCGCGGTCATCGGTGAGGCTGTAGTTCCCGCCCGAGTCCACCAGGACCCGGACGTACTCCACCCCCATCTCGCCGCCGTTGCGGAAGCCGGCCACGATGTGCACGGCGTAGGTGGGGCCCGAGCCCGTGACCACGATGTCGGGCCGTGCCGCGCTGTTGCGAATGGTGGTGATGGTGAGCGGGCCGAGCGGCCAGGACCACGCCGTGCGCCCGGCGTTGGGCACGGCTCGGCGGTAGCGGATGTAGTTGCGGCCGTTGTCGACGTGGGTCCAGGCGACGTGGAGCACGTCGGCCGAATCTATGTAGCACGAGAAGTCCGCCGTGCAGGAGATGGCGCTGGTCGTGCCGGCGTAAGCCCAGGTGGTGCCGTTGTTCTTGGAGTAGTAGGCGCGCGCCCGGGTGCCGTCCCACACCCAGGACCACACGGTGCCATCCGCAGTGCGGTCGACCTTGTGCTGGCTGGACCCCTCGACCTGGCGGGTCTCGGTGAGGTTGGAGACGAGCGTGCTCATACGGCCTGCCTGCGGAGGCTGACGAGGAAGCGGTCGAAGGCCTCGTCGACGACCGGCTTGACGGCGTCGGCCATGGAGGCAGCATCGCCGCCGCCCTCCACGGTGAGGTTGAGCTGCACGGCACCGGAGGCCACGGTGACGTTGCCGCCCGCTCGGGCGCCCCCGAGGGCGCCGCCGAGGGCGCCGCCGGACCCGGCGGCCCTGACGTCGACTCCCAGCGGGGCGAAGCGGTGCCCGGCAATGGTGTCGGCCACCGAGCCCAACTCGGCCCGTAGCGCCGGCAGGCTCCGGTCGATGCCCTTGACGAGCCCGCCCATGATCCAGCCGCCGGTGGGGACGAGGAGGCGCCTGTCGTAGGAGGGCGGGCCCTTCCAGCCGACGATCTTGCTGGCGATGCCGCCGACGGCGCCGGCGATGCCGCCGATGGCGCCGGTGATGCCCCGGATGAGGCCACCGATGATCTCTCGGCCGGTGTTGTAGAGGAGGCTGCCGAGGTTGCCGATGGCGCCCATGATCCGGCCGCCGATCCCGGACACCGTGCTGATGACGCCGTTGACCCCGGACACTGCGGCGCCGATGATGCTCGAGAAGGCGGCGTGCACGGCTCCCGTGACGGCGGCGAAGCCGGACGAGAAGATGCCCACCACGTTGCTGATGGCCCCCGCAACCAGGCCGAGGATGCTGCCCATCACCGACGAGATGACGCCCCATATGGCGTTGAGCGCCGAGCTCGCAGCGTTGAGCACGGCGTTCCACCCGGCGACGAAGGCCCCGACGATGGCGTTCAGCGTTGAGACCGCCACGTTGAGGATGGCCGAGAGCACCGAGGACACCACGCCCCAGATGGCGTTGAGCGCAGCGCTCGCCGCACTCAGCACCGCGTTCCATCCCGCCGTGAATGCGCTGACGATCGAGTTGAGGATGGACACGGCGATGTTGAGGATGGCGTTGAGGGTGCTGCTCACGACACCCCAGATGGCGTTGAGGACCGAGCTGGCCACCGACAGCACCGCGTTCCACCCCGCCGTGAAGGCCGACACGATCGAGTTGAGCACGCTGGTGGCGACGTTGAGGATGGCGTTCAGCACCGAGGTGACAACGGACAGGATCGTGCTGAGCACGCTCTGAGCCACGCTCAGCACGGCGTTCCACCCTGCCGTGAACGCGCCCACGATGGCGTTGAGCACACTGGTCGCCGTCGAGAGGATGGCGTTGAGCACCGACGTGACGACGCTGAGGATGGCGGACAGCACGCTCGATGCCACCGACATGACGGCGTTCCAGCCGGCGGTGAAGGCACCCACGATTGCCGACAGCACGCTGGTGGCGGTGCTCAGGATGCTCCCCAGCACGCTCGTGACGACGCCGAGGATGGCCCCCAGGACGGAGGAGGCCACGCCGAGGACGGCGTTCCAGCCGGCGGTGAACACCGAGGCGATCGTCGAGAGCACCGAGGTGACGACGCCCAGGATCGTGCCGAACACGCTCGAGATGACACCGGCGATGGCGGACAGCACCCCCGTGACGATCGGGGCCAGGGTGCCCCACACCGACGTCCACACCGCGGCGATGGCGCCCAGCACGCTGGTGACGACACCGAGCACCGCGGAGAGCACCGACGTGACGATGCCGGCGACGGCGCCGATGGCACCGCTCACGACGGCGCCGATGCTCGCCCAGCCCGTCGACCAGATCGACGACAGGGTGCCGAGGAAGCCGGAGACGACACCGACGATGGTGCCGACAACGGCCGAGACGATGCCGCTGATCACGCCCCACACGGCGCTGACAACGGCCGAGAGCGTCGGCCACACGGCGTTCCACACCGCCGAGATGGCCCCGACGCCGGCGGAGATGACCGCCACCACGACGCCGATGGCGGCGCCGACCACCGTCGAGATGACCGCCCACGCAGCCTGAACGACCGGGGCGAAGATCGCCCACAGCGTCGTCCACACCGCCTGGATGACCCCCACGGCGGTGGTGATGACCGCGGTCACGATGGCGATGCCGGCCGACACCAGCGCCGAGACGATCTGGAAGGCGGCCGTGACCGGCGGCCCGAAGATGGCCCACAACGCGGTCCACACGGCCTGGATCACGGCGACGGCGCCGGTGATGATGGCCTGGATCACGGCGATGCCGGCGCCCACCACCGCCTGGATGCCGGCCCACACGCCGGACACCACTGCGGACAGGGTCGGCCACACGGCGTTCCAGATAGACACGATGAAGCCGAGCCCGGTCTGGATGGCCGAGACGATGGCGCCCCAGGCCGATTGGATGAAGCCGCCGATGGCGTTGAAGACGTCCTGCACGGGCTGGGGCAGCAGGGCCCAGATGCCGCTCCAGATGAGCTGGAGGAGGGCGGCGAAGGCTCGGATGGGCAGCCACATGAGCTGCAGGCCCGCCGTGACGAGGCCGGTCACGACGTCCCAGGCGCCGGAGACGACCTGGCCGAGGTTCGACCACAGCGCCGTCCAGTTGCCGGTGAACAGAGCGGCGAAGGCACCCACGATGCCGGTGACGACCGCCAGGGCGCCACCGATCACCGTGGCGATGGACGAGAAGATCGAGTCCATCATCGTGCGGAACCAGGCGATCTGGGTGTAGGCGACGACCCAGATGGCGGCGAAGGCGACGACGACGGCGATGATGCCGGCGAAGGCACCGGCGGTGAAGCCGAGGGCCACGGCCACGCCGGCGAAGACGGTCATGAACGCACTGACGGCCGCGGCCATCAACCCGAAGGCCGGGATCATCATGCCCACCACGATGAGCAGCGGACCGATGACGGCGGCGAGGCCGAGGAAGATCCCGATGGCCGCCTGCACCGGGCCGGGCAGACCCATGAACCCGTCGACCAGCCACTGCAGTCCGGTGACGAGGGCGTTGATCGCCGGCAGCATGGCGGTGCCGAGGGTCAGCGCTGCCGTCTCCAGCGTGGACTTGAGCGCGCCGAAGGCGCCGCCGAGGCCCTCGGTCTGGGCGCTCGCGAGGTCATGCGCCGCGCCGCTCTTGGTGACGGCCGCGCTCATGGTGTCGTAGGCCCCGACGCCGCCCATGAGCACGACGTTGGCGGCCCGCACCGCGTCGGAGCCGAAGATGGTGGCCAGGGCGGCGTTGCGCTGCTCCTGGGACATGCCGCCGAGGGCGCTCGAGAACTGCCCGACGATCCCGGGCATGGGCAGGAGGTTGCCCTGGGCGTCGTAGACGTTGATGCCGAGGTCCCGCATGAGCGCGGCTGCCGTGGATGACGGCGCCTGCAGGCTCAGCAGCATCGTCTTGAGGCTGGTGCCGGCGTCGCTCCCTCTGATCCCCGCCTGGGCCATGAGGCCGATGGAGGTGACCAGGTCCTCGACGGGGATGCCCGCAGCGGCGAAGACGGCCGAGGACATCTGCATGGCCTGGCCCATCTCGGTGACGCTGGCCATGGAGTTGTTGGCGCCGGCGGCGAGCAGGTCGGCGATGCGGGTCGCATCGGTACCGGCCAACCCGAAGGCGTTCAGGGCGCCGGCGGTGAACATGGCCGCCTCGCCCTCGCTGATCTGCCCCGCGGCGGCGAGCTCGAGCACGCCCCGGCTGGCCCCCATCACGTCGTTGACCGACAGGCCGGCTCGGCTGAGCTCGAGCATGGCCACTCCGGCGTCGGAGGCCGACACCGCGGGGAGGCGGATGTCGTTGCCCAACGCCATGGCCAACCGGGACAGCGCTGCCATCTGGGCGCCACTGGCCCCGGACGTGGCCTGCAGGACGTTCATGCCCCGCTCGAAGTCGATGGCAGTGCTCACGGCGGCCACGCCGACGCCGATGACGGGGATGGTGACGCCGGCGGTCATGGCCACGCCAACGCTGCGCATTCCGGCGGCCCGGGCGGTCAGCCCGCCGATGCCCCGGTCGACGCGCGCGAGGCCAAGCTCGGCGCCGGTGGTGTTGGCACCCACATCGACCATCAGCTGGGCGACTGTGGGCACGTCTCACCTCCGCTTCGCTGCTCGTCGCTCGGCTTGCTCGCGGGCCTTGCCCTCGGCGTTCATGGCGGCGAAGGCGTGCTCGACCCAGAACATCGGACGGTCAGCCAGCTCCCACGGCGCGACGTTCAGGTAGCGGGCGGCGCTGAGCAGCTCGTACCACTCGGGGCACTCGCCGACGTCGCCGTCGGTTGCTAGCCAGCGCCCGAGGAGCTTCGCGCTTTCCCCGGGCGGTTGTCCTCGCCGATGTGGACCATGACCGCGCGGAAGATCGGGAAGGGCACGCTGAGGAAGGCATCGTCGGTGGCGTCGATGGGCACGACCTCGCCGTCGTCGTCGATGAGGTCCCAGCTCACGAGCAGCTCGGTCATCTGGCGGATGAACGACTGGTTCTGGGAGCGGATCGCGGCGTTGTCCGAGTCGGTGTCCACCGCGGCCATCTCCGACACCATGGCGGGCGTGTAGACGTTGGGACGGTAGGTCACCGTGAGCTCGCCGTAGCCGAAGTCGATGGTGGCGGTGCGCTCCTCGCGCCGGACGTCGCTGAGCTTCAGGCCCATTCGTGTCTCCTCCCGTTGTGTTGCATCAGAGCTGCCTGATTCCGTTAGTTGGCGCGACGACGAGGCCGGGGCTTGAATGGAATCTGCCGCACCGACCCCGGACGTTGTGCGAGGCGCATGCACTCCCGGCACACCATTGCGCCCTTCGGGTCGATGTAGAGGTTGTCACCCTGGTACGGATGTCCTGTGGGGCAATGAACCGGCTTTGGCTTGCGCTTGGGAGGCGGGGCCGCAGCCTCGGCTTGCTTAAGAAAGGCATGAAGCCTGGCCGGGTCGCCCATGAGGTACTCGTGAGCTCGCAAGAGCAGCGTCGGCGAGTCTCGAAACATGCCCAAGGCGAGATTGCAGTTACAGCACAGCACCCCTCGCACTCGCCCTGAGGAGTGACAATGGTCGAGGTAGTAGCCATCGCCACGCCCGCCGGCTTCAGCGAACGCGCCACCACAGATCGCACACCCAGTTCGCTCGGCTTCGGCTAGCAGAGCTGCGTACTGCGCCAGGGTCAGGCCGTAGCGCTTGGCTGCCGCCTGTCGGTTGGCGCGCTTCCGCCATTCCGGGTCCTTGCGCTTTTCGCGCAATCGAGCGTTGACCTTCGCCCGAAACTCAGGGGTACGAGACCGGTCGGCGTAGTTGGCACGCCACTTCTCACGCTGACATGCTCGGCACCAACGTGCACGGGGGTAGGGCTCATCGAGCGGGCCCTTGCAGCGGCAGCAAGTTGTATGCACCTCACGATTCTAGTCCCGGTTAGCGGATTATAAACTCTAAAGCGCCGTCGCCAGGTTCACGAGCTCGGCCTTGAAGGCGCGCGTCCAGGCCGCGTCGTACACGCTGGTGAAGGTCCACTCGACGGCGAAGACGCCGTCCTCGTCGCTGAGCTCGCCGACGTCGCTGATCTTGCCGGCCACGTCAATGCTCAGGCTGTGGTCGACGATGACGGCGCCGTTGGTGTAGATGCGCGCGCCGGTGGCCTTGAGCCGCAAGAACCGCGTCGTGTTGTCCCGCGCCGGCACCAGCAGGGCCATGCCCGCGGTGTCGGCCTCCATGCGCAACTTCAGCTCGATCTTGCGCTCGGTCTCGAGGTGCGCCACCCAGGACGGGTTGGCGGAGTCGACGACGAACAGCGGGGCGAAGCGGTCACCGATGCTGAACTCTCCGCTGAGCAGACGGCCCAGCTTCGTCGTCCCAAGCGCGGCCGAGGTGGAGTCGATGTAGACGTCGATCTGCTTGCCGAGCATGGGGACGATCGGGATGCTCGTCGGCGTCGGCGTCAGGGTCACCCCGTCCTGCAGCTCCCGGCCCAGCATCATGCCGCTGGACTCCACGCCGTCTCGACTGAACTTGAGCCCGAACTCGCTGACGATGCCGTAGGCGAAGCGGTGGGCCCGGGTCGTGTCGCCCTGCTCCACCGTGAAGCTCTTCACCGTGTCGATGCCGACGCTGGAGGAGTCGAAGACCCACTTCCTGGCCAGGGTGTCGATGGCCGCGTCCATGACGTTGGTGATGGTCGGCGTGGCGACGACGCTGGCGAGGGGGTACTGCAGCTCTGAGTAGTTGCCCTCGCCGCTCAGATCGGCTTCGACCCATTCCTTGCCCAGGGTGACGAGTGACGGGTCCTTCTGCCCGACCGGCCGGAAGGTCCGGTAGTCGGTCTTGATGGCGGGGCTGATCGACAGCGCCTGGAGTCGCTTGTTGGCCGCGACGGCCGTGCCCTGCACCGTCTCTGTACCAATCTGGACACCCTGGGTAACGGATTGCCTCTCAGGCATTTGGCTGACTCCTTCATGGTGGGGCGCGCGACGGCGCCTCGCTGGTCGGCTCGGTGGGATGGGGAGCGGGGGTGGCTACAAGCCCTGACTCCAAATCCTGAACATGGCTCCCACGTGTCGGTACTGCATGCCGTCGGCCACCTCGACGTAGGTGACCGGCGTCTCCCGCATGGCGGCGAGCACGAGGCCGTCGCCACCGGCTACCCCCCCGGTCGAGCCGTGCAGCACGGCGTCGATGCGGTCGACGATGGGCGCCAACGTGGCCGGCGAGCCCGCCTGGCCGACGGCCTTCACGGTGTAGACGGCGTCCACCATGATCCGTGCGGGCCCGACGCCGATGACGTCATGGCCGCCCGAGAGAAAGAACAGCACGTAGGGGAACGCCGTCCCCGCTGGAGCCACGTAGCCGTAGACCCGTCCTCCGACGGCGGTGTTGAGGGTGGCGTCAGCCTTCAGACGAGCCACAAGCCACTGCTCGACTCGCAGCGTCTCGAGCACTACTGCAGGAGGTTCTGGAAGCGGGACAGGTAGCGGCCCCGCTCGGCCTCGGCCGCTGGGGTCATGAAGGGATGCGCCGGCATCTTGTAGGTGCCGTACTCCTGGTAGATGGCGTAGTCGACACCGGTGGTGACCTGCGCCGCGGTGCTGCCGGTCTTCGTCACGTCGATCGACGCGCGCAGGGCGCCGGTGTCGACCGGCGCATTCGACTGGGCGGCGGAGGCGACGGCCTCGGCGGTCTCGTTCACGGCCCCCCCGGCCTCGACCGGAAGCCGCACCATCATCTCGGGGAGCCGGTTGAAGATCGTCCTGACGCTGCCGATGAGCACGTCTCAGCCCTCCTGGGTCACGAGCACCCGCCGGGCGGACTCCCAGCTGGCCGGGGCCAGGACGGCCACCACGGCGTAGGTGGCGCCGGCGAGGGTGATGCGATCCCGCTCGTCGATGGGGGTCAGCGCCTCGAGGGTGACGGTGTGGGCGGCCTTGCCCTGGAGACGGCCGGCGAAGACGGTCATGGCCCGGTCATCCACCGAGCCCAGCCGGGCCGGGAAGGTGCCCGCCCGCGCCGTCCAGCCCTCGGTCACTCCGCCGTAGTCGTCGGCCACCACCGCGAAGTCCGAGATGGTGGCCACGTCGGGGAGCAGCTGGCGCTGGGTAGCTTGCATGGATGCGAGCTCGCCGGCGGACAGGGCCATGTCAGAGCTCGACTCCCTCGGCCTTCAGGAACTCCCGGTGCTCCTTGGTGATGGCCTCGGCGTAAGGGCGCTCCTCGGGGGTGGGGCGCACCGGGGCCTCCCGCTCGGGTCCGTCGTGCAGGCCACTCGACGTGGCGCCGGTGCGCTTGGCGGCGGCCTTCTTGGCTGGCGCCTTCTTGGCCGGCCGGCCTGCGCTGGTCGCCGCCGACACGGCCGGGGCCTCCGAGGCGGGAGGGGACGCCGGAGGGTTGCCGACCGGGTCGACGACGGGCGGGGCGGACTTCTCGGGCATGGGTTGGTCCTTTCTCAGATGAGCGAGGCAACGGCTATGACCTGGCCTTCGTCCACCGCTTCGACGTTGCCGGTGGCGGTCCACTTGACGACCCAGGTGCCCGCCGCGTTGGGCGTCCAGTCGAGGACGTAGATCCCCGTCGACTCCTTGACCACGGCGGGGGGGATGTACGGGGTGACGGTGCCGCCCGGCGCCTTGATCTGGCAGGTGATGCTGGTCGGGTCGGTGAGGACGCCCGACAGGTCGAACTGGCAGCGGCTCGTGAGGCGCTGGCCGACGAGGTAGGTGCCGAGCAGGGTGGCCGAGCTCATGCGCAGGCCTCCAGGGTCTGGCGGGCCCGGCCCGTCTGGGCGAGGGTCATCGTGGCCATTTGGCGCTCCTCGATGACCTGGATGGCCAGGGCGGTTGGACTGACGGTCTGGGTGGCACAGGCCCGGGCGCCGAAGATCTGGCCGAGGGCGCCGAGGACGAGGTTCCCGACCGGGGTGAGCGTCGCCGTGAGGCGCCGGGACAGGCGGACCTGCTTCGTGCCAGCCGGGGTCACCGTGCCGGTCAGGGTGCGGAAGAGCCGTCGGGGGGGGATGTCTCCGACCGGGGTGACGGTGCCGGCCAGCGTGCGCTGTGGCTTGCGCACGATTGCCCCAACCGGCGTCAGGGCCCCGGTGAGCACCCGTCGGGTCAGTCGGACCGCTGTGCCGGCGGGGCCGACCGAGCCGGCCACGCTGCGACGGGTCCGCTTGACAACCGCGCCGGCGGGGCCGACCGAGCCGGACAGGGTCTTGGCCGCCGTCCAGACAACGGTCAGCTTGGGGCCGAAGGTGTTGCCCGAGTAGTCGTAGCTGCGGACGTTGCCGGCGCGGTTGGTTCCCGTACGTCCCTTGACGATGAGGACGATGGCGTTGCCCGACGCCCACCCGGCCCGGCTGACGAGCTCTGACACAATGGCCTTGGCGTCGCCCACCGTCGCCCAACCAACAGCCACGTCCACCGCCGAGTAGCCCACGGTGGCAGTGGTGAGGGGGGTGCGGCTGGTGACGTCGGCGTCAGTCGCGAAGTCCGAGGCGTTGTCGACCGCCTGGCCGTAGACGTCGACGTCGAAGCTGTCGGTCTTGTTGTCCTTGACGTACCACTCCAGGGTGGCCGAGTCGATGCGGGCACCGAAGGGGATGGCCACGCTGGCGAAACGGAGGCCGCCGTTGTAGCGGCTGGCAGCGGCGCTGTTGGAGTCCAGGAAGAGCTCGGTGAAGGTCGAGGCGAACCCGGTCCCGTCGGCCTTCTCGTGAGCATCGCCCGCTGAGGCGCTGACTTGCAGGTTGGCCGTCGGCATTGGGCCCCCTACCGGAAGGTCAGGCGCTCGCCGGCGGCGGTGCAGCCCTGGGCCACGAGGGCGTCTCGCACGGCGCCAGCCCGGACCTTGCCCTTGGCCTCGCCCGAGCGGGTCCGCACCGCCTGGAGGATGCCCAGCGCGGCGGCGAGGCGACCGGGGTCGACCACCAGCCACTTGATCGTGCCGTCGTCGCGCACGGCGGCGAAGCCGGCGATGTCGGGCCCGTCCCGGGCCACCACCAGCGTCATGGCCGCCGCCAGCCGGTCAAGCATGTCCCGGTCGGGCGCCACCCCGGCGTCGGGGTCGCAGCTCCAGTTGGGATGGGCGGCGGCGAGGGCCTGGCCGAAAGCGGCGAGCCCGTCGAGGTCGGCGGCGGTGGGCGAGGTCAGGCGGGTGACGGTGAGGGCCACCGGCTCAGTCGCCGGCGGCGAAGGTCAGGACAGGACGACCGCCTGCACGTTCGTTGATCCGCAGTCCATGCATTGGTAACCCTCCAACTACGAACCGGCGGCGAAGGTCGCGTCGTAGGTGATCTCGAAAGAGTCGCCCGAACCCAGGTTGACCACGGCGAAGACCGACCGGTCCCACAGGACCCCGGTTCCGGCGGCGGCGGCACTGAGGAGCCCGTGCTCGGTGGCTGCTACCGCAGCATCGACGGTGACCGTTCCGACCGAGCGGAACACGTTGGCCGCCGCCCCCTCGGCCAGGGTGCCCGTGGGGCGGGTGTTGTCGACCGAGTACTGCGTCGTGAGTTCGGTCACCAGCGCCGTGTTGCCCACCGCCTCGGCGGTGGAGCCGGTCCCCAGGGCGTGGTACTTCATGGTCTCGAGCTCGACCAGGTTCTGCCAGGCGTCGACGAGGAAGTTCACGCCGGCCGTGGTGACCACCCGCTGGCTCATCAGCCCGAGGTCGACGACCGATCCGTCGGCCCGGCGCACCGAGCCCCACAGGCGGCCGGTGAGGGCGGGGATCCCCAGGCGGTGCGCGAGCAGCGCCGTCCACAGGCCCCGGCGCAGGTTGACCAGGTTGCGCCGGCGGAAGTCATTGACCTCGTCGGGCAGGCCCCGCTGGGGGCAGCCGTAGCGGGTCACCTCAGCCAGGCTCAGGTACGCCTTGCCCGGCGGGGTGAAGGCGGCCTGGCGCCCGCCCCGGATGACCCGGAAGCTCACCTCGCCGCTCGGTCGCGTTGTGCTGCTCAGCACGGGCTCACGCTCCTGGGGGTCACGTAGTCATGGAGGGCCTCGAGGCCGACCTCGAGGCGACGGATCCGGGCCTGTTGCGCCCTGAGCTCGGCCCGCAGGTCGTCGGCCTGGCGCTGCAGCTCGGCCACGACGGCGCCTTCGAGGGTCACACCGTCTCGCTGCGCAGCCCGAGCTGGGGTGAGCCGTAGCGACGCGCGCTGTAGTGCTGCGCCATCTCGAGGCAGGCCCGACGGATCTCAGCCTTGTCGATGCGGCCGCCGTCGGCCGAGAACGAGAACTGGCCGGCGACCTTGGCTGCCTTCCAGCGCCACCCCTCGGCGACGCTGGCGTAGCGGTCCCAGGTCGGCGTCCACCCGACGGTGCCTGGCTTGAGGCCGGCGGCGTCGACGCGCTTGGCGAGGGCGACCAAGCGGCCGACTTCCGCCGTCGTCAGCGCGGGCTCGGCACTGAACGCCGTCATCCGCTCGATGTCGGCGCGCGCCTCGGCCTCGGTCAAGTGGTGACGCCGCCCTTCTCGCCCTTCTCGTCGCCGACCTCGCCGACGTGGGTCCGCTGGTCGAGCACCTTGACGGTGGGCTCGCCCTCCTTGGCGTCGGGGTTGGGCACGACCTGGTGAGGCTGGTAGTAGGCGTCACCGACGCGGCCGGAGTAGTCCCCGCGCTTGGGGCCGGCGCCGAGGGCGTCTTCCGGGCCCTGGGACTCGGTGGGGTCGCCGGCCAGCATGGGCACACCGAGGTCGGTGACGTCCTCGCGGGTCGTGACCCCGCCCTCGGAGTGCTTCAGCTTGGCGTTCTGCGAGGTGCTGGCAGTGTTCTGGTCCTTCTCGGCCATCAGGTCTCCTTGGTGGTGGTGAAGCCGCCGCAGTCGACGCAGCGGACGAGTTGCACGACCCCGTGCGGGGTCTCGGTGGTGATGCGCTCGATACGGCCCGCAGGGCAGCCGTCGAGGTGGTGACGTGGTGCCAGAGCCGTCGCCAGGTCGGGTGCCGTGGCGAGGGCAGTGTCGACGGTGCTCGGCGCTGCTGCCATCAGCTATTGAGAACGCCGCGCAGGCGAGCGGCGCCCTTGCCGAAGACGGCGAGGCCGCAGAAGAACTCGAGGCGGGTGCGGTAGACGGGCTTGGCGTCGATCTCCCCGAGGTCCTTGACCTGCACGCCCCCGTTGGTCAGGCCGGTGACGGCTTGGTCGCCCTCGTCCTGGCCGAAGCGCACGGCGTAGATCGACGAAGCCGTGGCGCCGGATGTCCCCTGCACCTCGGTCTGGGGGATGATGGCGGTGCCGTCGGCCTTGTTCCCGATGTCGATCAGCGGGATGTCGTTGTAAGTCGGGAAGCTCTTCCCGAACTGCTCCCGGGGGGTGCCCGAGATGGTGAGGCGTCGGGCGCTCGAGCCGATCTTCGAGCGGATGGCGCTGTTCATGTAGAGGGCGTCGGGGCCGCCGGGGACGGCGGCAATGAGGGCGTCGAGCTGGTCGAAGAAGTTCTGGCGAGCGATGTCGTCGGCGCCCACCACGGCCAGGCCGTTGGTGGCGGCGTCGAGGACCTGGGTGCCGGTGAGGCGCTTCTTCAGGCCGTCGAAGCTGTTGGCGTCGACGGCGACGTCGCCGTTGACGAAGGTGTCCTGGAACTTGTAGGACGCCGCCTTCACCTTGCCGGCCGTCACCACCGCGCGCTGGTCCTGCAGGTTGGACCGGGTGCGCTCGATGAAGGTGTCCACGTCGGCGTCGCCGCCGAGGATCACCAGCGACTCGGTCTTCTGGTTGATCGTGCCCGTGGACTCGGCGTAGGCGGCGTTCACCGCTCGGAACTCCACGCCGGGGAGGGTGGCCTCCTCGTTGTAGGCGAAGGCGTTGCCGTTGATGGTGATGAGCGGCAACCGGTCGAGGACCGGTGAGACCTGCACGAAGGTCTCGAGGACCCCGACCTGCAGGTCGTTCTGGGACAGCTTGGCGGCTTCCGCCAGGGTTAGGGCCATCTGGGCTCCTTGGTTCGGGCCGAGACGGCGATCCGTCTACGGCGGGTGTTACTTCTTGGTGGTGGTCTCGTAGGCCCGCCGCAGTCGGCCGATTCCCGGCTCGACGGCCGGCTCGGTGTCCTTGCGCCGGGTGCCCTGGTCCGCACTTCCCGAGGCCTTGCCGCCGTTGGCAGCGAGGTAGGGCTTGTCCTTGAGCAGCTGCTCGATGGCAGCGCCGACCGCCTTGGCGTCGAGCTCCCCGTCGTCATCGACGTCGAAGTCCTCGAGATCGATGTAGCGGACGGCGTCGGCGGGGTCGTGCAGGCGGCCACCGGCGGCGGCTCTCACCTCGGCGCTGATGATGCGGCGGTTGGCCTTGGTGCGCTCGTCGGCCCGGGCCGCCTTGTCGGCGTCGGCCGACGCCTTGGCGAGGGCCTGCTCCTGCTCGGACTGGTTCGCCTGCTGGAACCGGCCGAGCTCGGCCTCGATGGTCCGGAGCCGCTTCTCGGCCGACTGCCGCGTCTTGCGCTCCCGAGCCAGATCGGCCAGCAGCCCAGCGTTGGCGCGCTGGGGGTCGTCCTGCTGGCTCTGGTCGTCCTGCTGGCTCTGGTCCTGGTCGTTGTCGGTGGCCTGGTCGTTGTCGGTGGCCTGGTCGTTGTCGTCGGGCATCTCGCCCTCCCTTCTCGGGGCCTGCCGGCGTCTCGCCGACAGGAGGGTCTTGCTTATTTGGTCACGCAGCGGCGTCGCCCGAGTCGGGCGGCGGGGCGGGGATCGGTGGCGCCACCTGCAGCGCCTTCCAGCGGGCGATCTCCTGGGGCGAGGCGCCCCAGCGCTCCCACAGCACCTCGTTGGGCACGCCGAGCGTCGCCATCTTCAGCAGCGCGTCGACGAGCTCGCCTTCGGTGCGGGCTTCGGGGTCCCGCCAGATCGTCTCGGAGTTGGCGACCGCCGCCCGGGACTCGTCTCCGGCCACCTGGAAGGACAGGCGCAGCACCTCCTCCCAGGACTCGCCGAAGTGGACCTGGCAGCGCCGAGACTTCTTCACGAGGCCGGTCTCGGTCGAGCGCAGTGCGTCGCCGCTCGGCAGGTTGCTGCCCGGACCGAGCAGGTAGTGGGGCGGGGTGCGGGTGATGGCGGCGATGTGCTGGATGTCGGCCTCGACGGCGGCGATGTAGCCGGCCAGGTTCGTCTCGGCGAAGTCCCCGAACTTGGCGTTCGGGTTCTCGGTCATCCACAGCCGGTCGACAGCGACCCGGAAGGGCTCCACCGGCTCCCCGGTATCGGGGTCCACGGGGATCTCCATGCCGGTGACCCAGCGCTGGCGGAAGGCCCCGAACTCCGAGGCCATCAGGCGGTCGAACAGCGTGGTGTTGATGCGGTCCTGGATGGGGATGACGGCGGCCAGCTCCGAGCAGCCCACGGCACCCAGCTCGGGCCGGTTGCGGAAGGGCACGACGGGCACCACGCCGAGCGGGTTGGCCAAGGGCCACTGCTCGCCCGGCACGTCGCGCGGCTCCCACCGGGTCTGTCGGCCGTAGACACCCGAGTAGCCCTCGAAGACGACGTCGCCCATCGCCCGCTTGGCGCGGAACTTGTAGATGGCATCGGGCAGATAGAGGGTTGCCAGGTCCTCCTCGGCCACGTCGTCGGTCCACACCTTGAGTGCCGCCGAGCGCTGGCGCACGGACCCGGGGACGTGCTCGACGACCACCTGGGAAGGGTGCTCGGGCGTGATGAGCGCCGACTCGGGCCGGGCGGGGTCAGCCCACACCGAGACGTAGGCCTCGCCCGAGACCAGCGCCTCGGTGTGGACCATCTCGGCGTCGGCGTCGAGGTTGTTCTCCTGCCACAGGCGCCAGGCCTCGGCGTCGCCCCGCTGGTCCTCGCCGAGGCGGAACCCGTCGACGGTCAGGCGCTCGGTGGTGGCGTCGACCACCAGCGCCATCCAGTTGCTCGTGGCCTGCTCGAGCAGGCGCAGGAAGGCCTCTTTGGCCTTCTCCGGTGCCGACGGGAGCGGATGGTCGCCGCGGTAGTAGTCGTGGTAGCGCTTGACGTCCTTGCGCCGCCTGACGAGGCGGGCCTCAAGACGGCTGAGCCACCAGTCGGGTGAGCCCGACATGATCTCGGCCACGGGCGGCTCCTTCTTGGCCTAACGTGATGCCCGGCGAGGCTCGGCAGGGCCGGGCGCGGCAGGGCCAGGCACGGCATGGCAGGCACGGGTTAGAAGGACGCAGCTCGGTACGACTTCTTCGGCTCGTGTCTCAGCGCGCGATCAAGGGCCATGATGGCAGCGACCACACCGTCGATCTTCTCGCTAGAGGCCCGCTTGTCGGGCTTGATGTTGCCGGCGCTGTCAGACGTGGCCACCACGTTGTCGACGCACCACCGCTGGACCGGGTTGCCGCCGTGGCGGTACTTGCCGTCGAGGATGAGGCGCTCCCACTCGCGCGACGGCGGGCTCATTGTCGCCATGCCCTGACCCAGGGCCGCCACGGTCATGCCGGCGTCGGTGAGGTCCTGGGACAGCTGCGTCATGCCCCAGCGGTCATAGGCGAGCTCAACGACGTCGAAGGCCTGGGCGTCGGCGTCGACCTGGTCGAGGACGGCCCGGTAGTCGATGACGTTGCCGGACGTCAGGCTTAGGAACCCCTCGCGCGCCCACACGCTGGCCTGGCCCCCGGTGCGCCGATCGAGGTCCCCGAGGCGCTCCTCAGGGAGCCAGAAGCGCCAGATGGCGTCGTGTGATCCGTCCTCGCCGGGGAAGTCCCAGCACAGGGCGGCCAGGTCCACGCTGGAAGCGAGGTCGAGGCCACCGAAACACCGCCGGCCTCGGAGGTCCTGGCCTACAACGAGGCCGGCGGTGCGATCCCAGGCGCCTAGGTCGATCCAGCGGGCGGAGGCCGCAGTCCATTCGTTGAGGTGCAAGCGGCGGTAGGTGTTCTGGCGGGCCGGCTGGTGCTTGGCCTGGTTGGCCTCGGCCCGCAGGAAGTCAATGCTGACCGACACGCCCAGGTTCGGCTGCGCCTTGGCCCAGACCGCCTCGTCGTCCCAGGCCTCACCCTCGTCGACGCCCCACCAGCGGAAGAAGAACGTCGGGTCGTCGATGACTCCGTCCCGCACCTTGCGGCCGTAGTCGTAGAGCTCCCAGCAGATGGTCTCGCGGTCGTAGCCAGCAGTGGTGATGGCGATGGTGAGGGGCTGGCGGCGGGCGCCCTGACCGGTGGTGAGCACGTCCCACAGCTCCCGGTTGGGCTGGGCGTGCAGCTCATCAAATATGACCCCGTGAGGGTTCAGGCCATGCTTGCTGTAAGCCTCGGCTGAGAGCACCTTCCAGACCGAGCCGGTGTGGGGCACGACGATCGAGCGGCGGTAGACCTTGGCCAGCTTCGCCATGTCCGAGTTGGCATGGACCATGGCAGCGCCGATCTCGTACGTCAGCGCCGCCTGCTCCCGATCGGCTGCGGCTGAGTAGATCTCGGCACCCTTCTCGCCGTCGCGGAACAGCATCCGCAGGGCGAGGGCGGCACCCAGGGTGGTCTTGCCGGCCTTGCGGGGGATGCCGATGAGGGCGGTGCGGTACTGCCGGCGGCCGTCACGGCGGATGGTGCCGAACAGCGGTCGGATGACCTCGTCTCGCTGCCACGGCTGCAGCTCGAGCGGCTGGCCGGCCCACTCGCCCTTCGAATGGGTGCAGTTGCGCTCGATCCAGTCGGCGACCTCGGTGCCGGTGTCAGTCGAAGTCCGTCTCGCCAACGTCGGCCTCCGGAACACTCAGGCGGGCCTCCGAGGACGGCGTCAGGCCGAACTCGGTGGCGAGCGCTCGGAGCTCACGGCCAGCGGTACGCGCGATGCCGACGGCGGGGTGCGCCAGGACGCCCTGCTTGGCCTCGATCGTGAGCCCTTCGCGGTGAACGGTGCGGGTGGCCTCGACGAAGGTGGCCCAGGTCTCGCAGTAGGCGGCGAGCGAGCTCCTCGAGGGCCCCTTCAGGAGCTTGAGGCGGTCGAGCTCGGGCACGACCCGGCGCCACTCGGCCTTGGCCTCCCGTGACAGCCACGTAGGCGCCGCCGGGGCCGTTCTGACGAAGCTGGGCGGGTCCTTGACCTTGCGGCCGCCCGAATCCCGGCCCTCAGAGCGCCCCTTGAGCAGTTTCAGGGCCGCGGGGGCCGGTTTTGTCACCGTCAGGACCCCCTATTTTCCGGCATGAGCCCGTGTGCGCGGGATTGGGACACTTCCTGGTTAGTTCAACTTTCGAAGGGGTCCTCCCCCACCCCCCCCCGGTCAATTCCAAGGAGGGGTTAGTAGGTTGTCAACCGTCCTGAGGTCAGATATGAACTGACCCACTACCGAGCTCAGTTCACGCCGGCCGCCGCCCGAACCCGCCGTCGTTCGCCGCCGTCTTCGCTGCGTGGTGCGACTGGCACAGCGCCTGCAGGTTCGCCCAGCGGTTGTCGCCGCTCGGTCCGCCGCCGTCGATGTGATCCACTGCGACCGCTGCCTTCTCGCACTGCGCCCACTCGCACTGCTGGTGCGTCACGAGGTACTGCGCCCTGATGCTGCGCCACTGTCCTGCGTACCGGTTGCCGCTGGCCAGTGCGTGCTCACCGCAGCGTGACCCCGACTGCACCAGCCTCGGGCAGTCGGGCTCGAGGCACGGAGACGGTGGCTTACGTGGCACTAGAACAGGACCCGCAGCAGCCAGACGGCAAGCGCCACCAGGATCACGAGGACGAGCACACGACTCAGCTCTTCCATCACTCCCACTCCAACTGGCCCGCTGCGTCCGCACCGTGCAGGAACCCGGCGAGCTCGGCCTCGGCCACGCTGGTCGGTGCCTCGGCCTGGCGGTCGAGCACCCGCACCAGTAGGCGCAGCAGGCTGCCCGTGACCCAGGCTGAGGCGAAGCGGGCGACACCGGTCACTGCCAGCTTCAGCACGGTGGCCTCCCTGAGCTGACGGCCGCCACCAGCGACCAGTCACAGGACCAGCAGTGGCGCAACCGGGTGATGCGGGTGGCGCCGTACCCGCCGTGTCGGAGCAGTGCCGGCTGGGCCAGGTTGATGTGGCTCGAAGGCGAGCCGCAGGCCGGGCAGGTGCGGCGATCGAAGGCCACCAGGGCTGTGCTCAGGCGCAGACCCGGACACTTAGCCGGACACGGTAGCGGATCGTGGGACAACTGTGCGTGACCTGCGGCGATGTCAATGGGACACGGACTCCGGCGGCACGGTGCCCGGCTTGGCCGCCAGGTACTCCCGGCGCTGGCGCTCGAAGGCGAAGCGGTCCGGCCGGTCAGCCCTGGTCCACGCCTTCCAGCACTTGTCGCAATAGCCGGCCCGGGGTTGCGGTGCCGGGTCCCCGCAGCACCGGCACGCCTCCACTTGGTTGACCCGGCCCTCGTCGGCGGCGAGCTGGTCGAGGCGGTAGAAGCGCGACGCTGCCGCCCGCAGGTGGGTGTCGGCCTCGAGGACGTGGCCCACGATCCCCTCGACCAGGGCGTGGACCTCGTCGTAGTCCGGTCGCCGGGCGGCGGCCATGGCGACAGGGTCGGCGTGGGTGCCCTTGCCCCGTCCCTCGCCGCCGGTGCCGGTGGGCAGGCTGTCGCCGGAGTGCTCGGCGTTGCGGCGCAGGGCGTCGCGGATGCCCTGGCGGATGGTGCTGATGATCGACGGGCCGGGTGGCTCCCGCCTCGGCGTCGTCCAGGTCTCGATGAGCGCCTCGAGGTACGAGGCCGTGTAGACGACGGCGCCGAGGCGGTGCTCGGGTTCCTGCGGATCGTTGCGCCTCACGATGGGGCGACCGCCGGCCCCTCGAGGACGAGAACCAGCTCAGCGACCCCGGTCGTCACCGGCGCCTCGAAGGTCACCGAGTGCACGTAGGCCGGCCCGTCGTCACGGATCACGCGGGCGTCGACCACGCCGTCGAGAGCCGCCTTGTAGGCGGGGAAGCACGCCACCGGGTCGGGCAGGCGGCGGTCCCTGCAGTGGTGCAGCACCGTCACCTGGACCCACTGCAGCGGCGGGATGCACTGCTCGCGGGCCAGGATCTTGAACGCATGGCGCCACTCGGCCTTGAGCCGGCTGCGCACGGCCCAGTGGCCGGAGTCCTTGCCACCACGGCCCCGCTCGCTGTTGAGCGTCCAGGGTCGCTGCTGGTAGCTCAGCGTCCAGGTGGACGTGGCCTGGGTGGTGGCGGTGCTCACGGCTGCTCCCGCAGCCAGGTAGCGACAGTCTTGCGGGCCATAAGGGCGAGGTCGCAGGTGAAGGCACCGCGCCAGAGCTCCCCGAATAGCCTCTCGTCGCTCTCGATCAGGCCGGCGATGGCGTCGAGAGTGAACACGGGCACGACGTCGACCTCGTTGTCATGCCAGCAGGTCAAGGCAGGGCAACCGTGCTCAGCGCACACCCACCCGGTCGGCGTGGTCACGCCGGCACCTCGAACCAGCCGGGCCGCAGGGCGCCGATGAACGCCTCGGCGCCGGCCCGGACGACGGGGCGGGGCACCTCGCAGGTGAGCAGGTAGGCGATCTCCTGCACCACGGCGTCGTGCAGCAGGGCGGCGACGTCGGGTGGCGTCATGCGCTCGGGCGACGTGATGGGGTCGGGGGGGTAGGCGGGTGCGGTGTCGGGCTCGGGCTCGTCGCTGTCCTGGTCGTAGAGGGTCACGCAGCCTCGACCATGCGGTCCAGAAGAACGAACGCTGACGCCTGTAGCTCGGTGACCGTAGGTGCCAGGGCGGCCCCTGCGGCGGCCCATGCGGCGTCCCCTGCGGCGGCCCATGCGGCGTCCCCTGCGGCGGCCCATGCGGCGTCCCCTGCGGCGGCCCCTGCGGCGTCCCATACGGCGTCCCCTGCGGCGTCCCATACGGCGGCCCATGCGGCGGCCGCATCCTTCCGGGCTGCTTCCAGGGCCGGCTTGATCGACGGGACTTGAGCGCCGTTCGTCACTTCCGGGAGACCGGCGAGCGCATCGGCGTGGCTCGTGAGTCCGGCCAGTCGCAGCCACGCCGGGGTGTGGACCCGGACGAGCCAGTCCGTCGCCATCCACGCCCGACGCTCGTCGGCCACAGGGTCGCCGGCGGTGCCGAGCACCTTCCAGGCGTAGGGCTTGAGCCGCTGGCGGGTGTCGTCGTCGAGGCTGTCGTTCCAGCTCGTGAGGAACGAACGCAGCACGGGCGACACGCAGGCGGGGGCGTCGGTGTGCTCCTGGCCGGCGAGCCAGGCAGCCGCCTCCATGATGCAAAGGCCGTCCTCGCGGCGGTTGTGGGCGCCCTTCTCGAGGTGCAGCTCGTCAAGCAGGACGTCGTAGTTGGGCAGGCTCGTCAGGGCCACCATGTCTCCTTGTCCTTGGTTGAACGCAGACCCACCAGCAGCAGGCCGCCGAGCATCAGCGTCACGGCCACGAGCACGAGGACCAGCTCGCTCACGGCGCTGGCCCCGGCACGAACTCGGCGGCGTCCTGGCGCACGGGCGCCTTGCGATCCTGGAGGATGCGACGCATCTCGGCGAAGGCGTCCCGGGCGATCTCAGCGGACGTGACCGCGCGCTCTTCGGCCGGCAGGGGGGCGTGGCTGGCGTCGAGCTCACGTTGGCGTTTGCCGAGCCCAATGGCCGTCTTCCGAAGTTCGGCCAGAGATGGCATGCGGTCGGCCGCCTCGGCCAGTAGGCCCGCGGCGTCGAGGCCGTCGTCGGGGTCGATGTCGGCCAGGTGGTTGATCCACAGGTCCACCGTCTCCCGACCCATGGCCGGCCGGGGAAAGGCGGCCTGCAAGGTGCGCAGGACGGCGCGCGCCTCGGCCGCGTTCACGCCTCGCCGTCCTCGGCCGCCGACGCCGCGATGGCGTCGAGACCCGTCGGTGGTTCGAGCGCGTCGGCCATTTCCTGCTCGGTCGGTGGCTCGCCAGTGAGCGCGATCGAGTCGAGAAAGATCGATAGGTGCTCGTCGCGGAAGTGCGAGGCGGCCTCGGCCGCGGTGGTTTTCTGCCAGCGGTCGGCGCGCTTGATGGGCTCGGAGCCCTCCGGTCGGGCCAGCAGACGGCGGGCAGCGATGACCATGCTGGTCCGCTGCAGGTGGGCCAACGCCGTCTCGACGCCGTGGTCCTGCTCTGGCTTTTCGCCCTTTGACCTGGACTTATCCCCTGAATCCTCCTCCTCGCCGGGCGTCAGCCCGGCACCGTTGAGCGACGGGCTTCGTGAGTCACTGGTGCCCTGAGGAGGAGGGTTTGCTTCTGCTTCTGCTTCTGCTTCTGCTTCTAGGGCGCGCACAGGGTCGGCGTGCGATTTCGTGCGTTCACGCACAGGATCCGTGTGCGCTGTTTCGGCGGCGCGCACACGGCGCATCCGCTCGGTGTTGGCGTCCCGCTTGGCGTCGTCCTCCTGGGCGATGGTCACCGCGGATTTGTTGCGCTCGAGATAGTCGACGATCTGGTAACCGCCGTCCACCCGGGTCCAGAGGCCAACCTCGACGAGCCGCTTCACGCGAGCCGGAACACCGGCCATTCGGATCCCGACGAGGTCGAGGTGCTCGTCGCCGATGAACCCGTCGAGGCGCAGACGTCTGGTCAGGACGAGACCCCGGACATAGAGGAGCTCGGCCTTCTCGCCGGCCCGGATGACCTTGACGTTGTCGCAGTAGTCGACATCGAGTGTTGCGTACGGCGGGCGCCCCTTCTTCACGCCGCGTCCCCCTGGTCCTGGTCGAACAGGCGCCGACGCCACTGGACCGCCTCGGCGTCGGGGGGCAGCTGGTCGACGGGCCCGGTGCTCAGCCACACCAGCAAGACGGCGGCGCACAGGAAGCCCAGGCCGAAGCCGATGACCAGGGTGACCAGCCACGGGCCCATCACGACGGGACCTCCTGCTGGACGGCCCGCAGGGCGCGGGCGTAGGTCTCGACCTCGGCCAGGGCCTTGTCACGCTCGGCCACGGCCTCACCCCAGCGCACCTGCCAGTCCTCGACCTCGGCCTGCAGCACGAGGCAGTGGTCCTCGAGGGCGTGGGCGTCGGCCGCCACGACGTCGTGCGCCGCCCTGGCGGTGGCGAGCTCGGCCCGCAGGTAGATCACGGCCAGCTCGGCCTTGCGGAGGCGACTCGGCCAGCTCACCGCCGCACCGTCCGTCGTCGGGCCCGGCGCTCCAGGATGGTGGCCTCGGCGATGTCACGGTCGGCGAGGCGGATGGCCCGGTCGACTTCGGGCTCGGCGACCAGCTCCTCGCGCGTCCGGGTCCAGTCCGTCACCGGCCCGAGCTTCTCGGCGGCGGCGAGGGCGACGGGCCGGGTCGGGCAGTACTGGACCACCTTGGTCCCGCTGCCCAGGTGCACGACGACCCAGTGCCCGCTGGGAGCCCGGATGACGCCGAGCCCGTTGGGGATGACCGGCAGGCGCCCGCTCACGACAGCGCCTCACTGTCCACCGTCTCGACGGGTCGGGGTGGCTCGTCACTGAGGAACATGCCGACCCGGTGAGCGGCAAGGGCCGCGTTGCGCTGGTCGAGGTCGATGCCGATGGCGTCCCGACCGTGGCCGGTGGCGACGAGCAACGTCGTCCCACTTCCGGCGAAGGGGTCGAGGACCACGCCCGGCCGCCAGTCGTCGTGGTGGCAGTCGGACCAGCCGAGGGTTGTGCGGGCGCTATGTCCCTCTTGGCCGAACCCGGGGTCCTTTGATCGAGCTGCGTTGCTTGCCGTCTGCGGACAGACGACGACGCGGGTCGCCTCCACAATCCGCCGCGATGGCTCCCCGCAGCTCCGACAAACCTTCTCTGGGCACATGGCCTTTATGGGCTTCACCAGCAGGCCAGGCGGCCAGGTGGCGTAGTGGGCGCCTTTGTAGGGTTTGGTCGGGATGTCCCACCAGTCGTTAGGCGGGGCGCCGGCATGGGTGAGCCTTGCGTTTGGGATACCGGGTCGCGTCTGTGCCATTTTCGGTCCCTGCTGAGCCCGTGTCGCGCCACCGTGGTTCTTCAAGGTGATCTCGGCGTATGGCTCTCTCACAGCGTCCAGGTCGAAGTACCGGGTCCTCGACGTGCAGGCGACGACCATCTCGCTCGTCGCCGGACGGAACGGTGGCGAAGTCAGCACGAGGTCGACCGAGGCGTCGGGCATCGAGCGCAGCACGGTCAAGCTGTCGCCGATGATGAGGCGGGCGCCCACTAGAACATCACCGGCTGGAGTGCCTGGCTCAGCCGACCGCGGATGATCTCGACGTACTTAGCCTCACGCTCGATGCCGACGCAGGTCCGGCCCTCGATGACAGCGGCGACGAGCGTGCTGCCGCTGCCGGCGAAGGGGTCAAGGACGATGCCGCCCGGTGGCGTTACGAGGCGGATGAGCCAGCGCATGAGAGCGACGGGCTTCACCGTGCTACGTGGGGTGGTCATTACGACCACGCCCACTAGCATCACCTCCCGTCGGCCGCCCGCAACTTCCGCAGACGCTTGGCCTCGACGACCTTGGCGATATGGCAGGGTCGGCATCGGCCGTAGAGGGGCCAGCCTTCGGGACTGATGTACCAGTGGTCGACGGTGATGGGCTTGAGTTGGCCGCAGAGTCGGCAGGGCTTCCACCACTGGCCGTCTCGTCGTTCGCAACCCCCGTGGATGCGCTTGTGCTCGGTAGGGGTGACGAGCTCGAGATTGGTAACCCGGTTGTCGAGCTTGTCGCCGTTGTGGTGGTGGAGCTGGTATCCGTCGGGGACGGGTCCGTTGGCTCGTTCCCAAGCGACGACATGAGCGAGCTGCATTCGTCCGTCGACGACGCCCCGGAGGTAGCCCGTGGCCGTGACGTGGTATCCGTCGCTTCGGGATGGCTTGGGTCCGGTTCTTCCCACTCATAAAGCTTACTGGTTTCACAGTGGCACCACTTGTCGAGCCCGGCGTTGCGCTCGGACGTTGACGCCTTGGCGACGAACATGAACCGGGATGCGCCACCGGTGTCGCCAGGCTTGGCGTAGGTCAGATCTGTGCCGACAGGGAACATGGGCGAGGAATCATCGGCTCGGGTGTATGGCTTCACCGCTCCCGTGGGTCGCTCCCCGCTCTGAGCGTCGAGCATCTCGGCGGCGACCTCATCGAGAGCGACATTCGGGGGCCACCGGCCGGCGGGAGGGTCACTCGTCGTGGAGCCACGTCGGTTGGCTTCGTAGATGTTCCGTCCCTCAGCGTCGGCCGTGGTATAGGTCAGCATCAGCTTCCACCTATTGCGCTCCCCGCTCTGAGCATCGAGCATCTCGGCAGCGTCCTCATCGAGAGCGACGTTGGGGGGCCATCGGCCGGCGGGGTTCGGGGCGGCCACCTCACCACCCGAATAAGACACATTGCCGTGGTGGCCGTAGACCTCACCTGCATGGGTGCCGGTGCGCTCCGTACGGGCAGCGAAGTCGTTGGGGCGATACTCCACCCGGCACCCGTCGATGTTGAGCGCCCCCGTTCCGAATCGCAGGACGTTCGCCGCCACGGTGCCAATGAGCGGCTTGCGGGCAAGGACGATTGGCTCGTGCGCCGGCTTTAGCGCCGTGCCCCATCCCTGCCAACGCTCGGCGTCAGGAGTGGCGGGGGCGGTGATCGTCTGAACGGCGACCCGGTCCCCGCCGTTCGGGTTCATGGCACGAGGCTGGCGGACTACGCCGTCGCTTCCCTCGTAGCCCACGACCTCACGCTCGGCTCCCGCCGCCTTGTCAATGGCCTTCGACACGACGAGGCTCTTCGGAAACCCGGACCCGTAGAGCCACGTCAGGCAGTCACGGATCTCGAAGCCGGCGTCCTCGATGGCACAGGTCATCCGGTGATAGGTGCGGGTGCCGCCGAAGGCGAGTAGGTGCCCTCCGGGCTTCAGCACCCGCAGGCACTCCTCAGCCCACTGCTGGTGCCACGCCTGCATTAGCGAACCCTGATGCGCCCTCATGTTCGGGAAGTCCGGCTCGTCACACTCACATTTCCTGTTGGTGTGATCCCATTGCCATTTCTCACAACGTCGACATTTGACATTGGATGACCCGGAGTAACTAGCAAGACGGAACCCCTTGAACCCCTTGTCTTTGGCAAACCCTTGGTGGCTCGTCTGACCGATGTTGCCGAGCCGGTCCCAGCTCTTGCCCATGAATTCCAGCCCGTACGGCGGGTCGGTGACCACGGCATCGATCGAGGCATCGGGCAGGGGGATGCGGGTGGCGTCGCCACGGATGAGACGGGCGCTCACGACGCCGCCTCGGCCGCCACCTGCGCACGCTTGGCCTCCAGGGCGTCGAGCATCGCCTCGGCCGCCACCACCCGCATGACGTCACGCTGGGTCCGGTGCCAGTCCCGGTGGCGCCACCACGACCGCACGGGCACGCCGGCGGCGCACACGCTGCACTCCACCTGGATCAGGACGCTGTCGACGTTGACGGGGTGCGGGTCGGTCACGGCGCCACGCTCTGGCGGTAGACGTAGCCGGTGCAGTACGGGTCATCCAGGACCAGCACAACGCCGCCGAGTCGGTCGGGGGCGAAGCCGGTGATGAAGCGGCGGTCGTCGACCTCGACCAGCGCCCACCCGCCGAGCGCCCCGGTGGTGCTGCGGGCGTCGATCTCGTAGACCGCCCGCCAGCCCTCGGCCGGCATGATCTGCAGGATGCGCAGGCTCACGAGGGCACCAGCACCTTCGCCAGACGAGACATGGCGTCGAGCAGTCGGGTTTCGTCGCTGGTGAACATGCCTCGGCGCTTGCGGCAGCGGCACCCGGTGCCGAGCTCTCGCGCCAGGGCGCGCACGAGGTCTCGGACGTTGTAGTCGTTGGGGAGGTCGTCCGCGGTGGGCGGGGCGATCTGGTCGGCCGTCAGTCGCCGGAACCGCAGGTCGCTGCTGCGCACGCAGTGGAAGGCCCGGCCCAGGACCTCGCCGGTGTCCCGGTCGACGTCGGTGTCGATGAGCCAGACGGTGCCGCCGGCGGCCAGGTCGTCAAGGACGGCGGAGTCGGGCGCCCCCTTGATCCACACGACGGAGCCCACCTCGATGAGGTCGGCGTCGAGGCTCGAGCCGGTCACGCCGCCACCTCGCTGAAGCAGGCCCGGAGCTGTCCACCGAGCCAGGCGGTGTACGCCGGCGGGATGGCCTGGCTCAGCTCCGGCAGGGTCATCCAGTCGATGCCCATGGCCTCCCGCTGAACCTTCAAGGGGATGCGGTAGACCCCGACTTCAACAGTTCGTCGGAGGTTTGAGCGGTTCGTTGCCTGCCGGAACCGAGGTGTCTGCCAGCCGTGGTCGCACGGTGGGGACAACAGGCTCAGACTCGACTCGAAATACCGGTGACGGCGAACGTCAAGTCCGAAGCTCGACCCGCAGAGCCGGAACGGCGCCACGAGTGGAGCGCCCGGCACGTTCTCGATCACCCAGGGTCGGCCGGCTATTACCAGCCGGGCGCGCGTCGTCGCTATGAGGTCGGGGTAGTTGTCGCCCACCCCTTGCCCACGTCGCCGATAGGCAGTGAACGCCTGGCACGGTGGCGAGGCATGGATGGCGTCGAACCCGTCGAGTGGGAACGTCAGGGCGTCGGCCTGGTGGAACTCGAATGGGTAGTTCGGTTGCGGCGCCACGTCGACACCGACGACCTCGAAGCCGGCCCGGTGGTAGCCCATGGCCGCCCCACCGGCGCCGCAGAACAGGTCGAGCAGCCTCACCGGTCCGTCACCGCCCGCTCGGTGCCGGGCAGCTTGTCCGGCTCGATGGCGTCGAGCAGGGCGTAGACGTCCTTGCTCTCGACCTGCCAGCCGTCGTCCACACGAAGGACCTGGCGACGGACGACGTCGCCCTCCTTGGTGGTGGGGTGCTGCACGTCCTCGACGGTGCAGGCCAGCAGCACGTAGAGCTGGCCGCCGTGGCGCAGGATGCGGGGGCTGGCGTGCTCGGACGCCTTGATCTTCATCGAGGCGGCGATCGGCTCCAGGCCCTCGAACGCGGGGGGACTGCCGTAGCGGGTCTCGTTGCCCCCGAGGGGCAGGGTGCGGCTCACGCCTGGCCCCCCTCGGGTGACGCCGGCGGCGGGTCGTGCTCGTGCCTGGGCACCTTCCCGTCACCGGCGATCTCCTCGCCCAGGCGGTCAATGAGCACCGACGCCTCGTCCCGGGTGAGGTCGTTCAGGGTGGTGACCGCCTTGCCCACCCGCTCGGCCACGAACGGGTGACGGGCCGGGCCGATCACGCCGAGCTCCCGCAGCTGGCCGTGGATGGCACGCATCTGCGCCGGGGTCGGTGGGTCCTGCGTCTCGCCGTCGTTGGGCTCGGCGCCCTCGGCCACGTCGATGGGCTCCGACGGCGGGGCGGGCTCGGGAGTCGAGGACCGAGCCTCCACCCCGTCGTCGGAAACGTGCGCCAGCGCCTCAGACGCGACGGTGGCCCGGACCGTCTCGAGCGCCAGGCCCTCGTCGCCGGCGTCGTCGATGCCGAGGAGGGCGTCGGCGCATACCCGCTTCACCGCACGGCGCATGGTGGCGTGGCAGAGCATGTCCGCCGTCCAGGCCTTCCAGATCTCCTTCTTGGTCAGCCCTGCCCGCTCGGCGTCGGCGATGGTGAAGGTCGTGCGCTGCCAGCCCTCGGGGTCATCGGCGTCCTCGCGGCGACGGATGGCCACGGTGCAGGTCTCGGACGAGGACTCGGTGATCCGCACCCGGTGGCCAGCCCGCATGGCGACGCCGGCGAGCACCTGGGCGCTGGGAACGATCCTGCCCTTGATGATCCAGAGTTGCGCCACGGCATGAGCGGGGACAAGGCCGTACTGCCGGCCGAACAGGACCACGGCCATGACGTCGTTGGGCTTGCCCCGCAGCTCGTCGGGCACCAGGTTGGTCAGCGCCAAGCGCTGGGCCTGACGCCAGTCCGCCTCGAGCTGGCGCTGGGCAACCGGCACCAGGTCGGTGCTCTCGGCGACGTGGGGCTCGAGGGCGGTCAATTGACTCGCTCCCAGGACGTGACCTCGTACTTGCCGAAGCCCTGGGGCCGGTGGGCGCCGATGCCCATCTGCTCACCGGTCAGCCAGATCGCCGCCCATTCCTTCTCCGAGAAGTCGTGGTCGGTCATGACGGTGAAGCCGACCTTGGCGTCCTCGACGTACTCTGTCAGCCGGATGCCGGTGCCGCGCCACGTGCTTACGAAGCCCTGGGCCACGCCGCTGGGTTCGGTGACACCGAGGTAGAGCCGCTCCTCGAGCACGTGGATGTGCTCGACGGCCCACGACAGCGCCCCCTTGTTCGTGTTCCCCCAGCCCTTCGCCTTCATCGTGCCGGCGTTGACGCAGACGCTCACGGCCTCTTTCAGTGCCGCCTTCAGGTGGTAGTCGCGGATGTACAGGCCGTGCTCATCACGCAGGAAGCCAGTGAGGTGCTTCAGCTCAGCGGCTGCTTCCGCCGCTGCCTCGGCGGTGATGCCCCGGTCGAGCATGAGCTGGGCGACCCGGTCTCGGATGAGGTCGTCGCGATCGTCTACGAGCTTCGTCCGTATGAAGCCCTCGGCCACCTTGGGGTCGCTCGGGATGCCGCCGGCGATGGTGCGGACGTGCAACGTCCCGGCCCAGCGGTAGGGCCAGACGGTGGCGCGGTGCTTGTCGAAGATGCTCACAGGAAGCTCCTATTGGGTGGTCGGTCAAGGCTGGGGC